TCTTTTCTTGCTTCATTAGCTGTAATGATGCCTGCATTGACTAATGTCGAATGGTAAGCAGCAATATCTTTTAATTCTGGTTGCATTGCTGATACTGAACTAGTAATTCCTTCAATATCATATCCGAAATATCGTTCTAAGCTTGATGTAAACTTACGAACAACTGGCATTACTGTTTCTAAATAAAATAAGCGTAAATTAGGTGAAATATTTGCGTTGTTTCCACCAGCTAATAAAATAGGTGGAATACCTATACATTGCATAATTAATTCGTTGTGGGTTTTAATCGATTGATCAAAATCCATGTCTTTGAAATTTTGGTTAGATACTTGAGCTGGTTTTAATCCTGAATCTAAAATAACTGGACGTCTGCCGCCTTGTTTAGTAGAATATTTTTGTAACCAGTATTGTATTGTTTTTTCTTTTGCAACTTGTGAAAGTGTATTTTCCGAAGTTAAAACTAAACCAAATACAGCTCCATTTTCAAAAAAGTTTTCTTGAAAGTCTTTCATTGCGTATAAAGTAGCAATGCTTCGTTGAGCTGCTTCTAATCTACTAGCGCCGCGATAAATTGAATGTGAGTTAAGATCCCTGAAGTAAAAAACTTCTGGTTCTTTAAACTCAACCATTCCGTTGTAACGATAACCACGGATAAATGTTTTTGTATCAGTTAAAATTTCTATGTTTCTAGCAGGCAAGTGGTATAAGAATACACCATCAAAGTGTATAAATACGTTACCTTCTAAAATCAAGTCTGTAAATATTGACTGACGAAATTCTTGGGTGCTTTGATAAGGATTAGGACGAAAGTTTAAAAGAGTATTAAGGGACTTTTGACGAATTCCACTAACAACGCCTTCATTAACTTTATCTTTTACGTCGTAATCAAGTGAGCTAGCAGCGCTAACAAGCATACTAACCGAACGATTAACCGACTCTAGTTTCTGAAAGGCTTGTTGATATGTTATCTTGCTTTCAGTATTAACAATAGTACCTGCGTCTTGCGCGATACGAGTTTGTGCTGGATTGAGTTTTGTAACAATCCAATCTGTAAATCTTGACATAGTTTTCCCTTAGGTGAACTCACTAAAGAAACTACCAAAGCTTTTCTTGGGTACTGCTAGTTCAACTCCAGAATGTTTTGCACGCTGTGATTCAATCCAGTGAGCCTGCTTGGGTTCACTTCCAGGTCTTGGAGCTTTACCATAAACTCCGTGCAGCGCTACATGATGACGATTACAAAGGGTGTAAACTTGGTCATATAACTCTACTCGATGCTCACTAATAAACTCATCCCTAACAGCTACAATGCCTTCATCTGTTGAAATATCATATCCACGAGCTCTAGCCCATTTATCTAGGAGTATAGTAACTGAATGTAGGTGATGAAGCTCTAAGTCAGTGTTACCACCGCAAATAAAACAAACATCTTTTTTCTCATAGGCTGCTTTAGCCCTGTCGCGAACCCACTTTACAGGGATTCGCTTATTTGTATTGGCTGCCATTTACTTTAATGTGCTTCGTAACATCCATGAATGCTTTTTATGTGCATCTTGACGATCTGCTAAGAAGTTTGATAGTCCATGGTCACCCATCATTTCAGCAGCATCAAAAGCTACACGAAACATTTCTGCACAAGTGTCTGAATCAGCTAAAAGTTCTTGAGCCATTTGTGTGGGTTGTGGTACGCCTTCTTGACACTCAATTTGACTCATGGTATCTAGTTGTGTAAAACTCGCAGGCACATAAATTCTTGTGCTACGCAATTCTTCAGCAAAGTCATCAATGATGCCGTATACTTCTGTGTAGATGCGTTCAAACAGCAAGTGAAATTCATAAAAGTCACTGCCTTCAACATTCCAGTGAAAGCCAGCCGACTTTAAATAAAAAGCAAATTCAGTGGCAAACGCCGACTTTAGCATTGCTTCGTATTGTATTTTGTCCATTTTTATCTCCAAGTAGAACAAAACGCTCTACAATTACCTAGTATTATAACAGTAAAGCAACAAAAAGTCAATGCTGAAATTTTTTGTACCATTATACGGTGTAAGTATACAGTGCATACCTGATGGCATCAGCCATGTGACTATACTTATCATGTTGTGGACGCTCACGTTGTAGCCCCTCACGTTGATCCCAACGATACTGGTCAAACATAGCACGTACGTTGGTGCAGTGTGGGGCAACCTTTAATCGACCTTGTTGTAATAAGGTCTGCACATACGCAATGCCTGGCAACACATCTTTTTTAGCTTTGGTTGTTGAAATGTTGTATAAGTAGGCAAGGTCACCAGCAAATTGTGCAGCAGCCGAGTCAATAAAAGTTACTTCAACACCATGTTTGTCGTTAAACTCTTGGAACGCTGCGGCATGCTCGGCTGTGGTCTTTTCCGACTGCAAGTATTCATCAACAACCCAAAAACAATCAGTGGCAAATTCATATATAATCGTACAGTGTGCGGTTTCATCGCGATAACCTGGGTCACAACCAGCAATAGCTTCGCCACGTATATTTTGTGGAGGTTCACACACATCTGTTTCGGCCAGTGTATAAATCTGACCTTCAAACACCGAGAAACTGGCAAGATATTCTTGTTCAAACTCAGACTTTGACATTGATCGGCGTGCTTCAGCAACATCCGACTCAGCCATGCGAGTATTTTCTGTGTAGTCAGCTTGTAGACTAATCCACTCTGGGAAACCGTCATCAAAGCCACGCTGCCAAAACTGCGAAAACCAGTTGTTGCGACCACGAGGTGTTGAGATAAAAATAGCTTTGGCCTGTGGCTTGTCTAGTGTAGGTCGTAATGCAACATTAAAAGCTGCTTCACCACCCTCACCTAGTGCGGCCTCGTCAAATATAATTAAATCATACGATCGACCAACTGTACTATCAACGGTACTAAGACTGCCCATACGAATGGTACTACCATTTGAAAGTTCGATAATTTTGTCTTTGAGGTTGTCACGTGCAACTTCGAGGTCGAAGTGTTTGATGAGTTTGCGTTGGAGTTCAAAGGATATAGAGCTGAGGTTATAGTTAGGGGAAATGATTAATACATTTGATCCAGGTACTAGTGTAACTAGTTGGCCAATAATATTAGCAATGTAAGTTTTGCCTAGGCGACGTGCAAGTGCAGCACAAATAAAACGGTACTTGGGATCGTTGACTGCGTTGATTAGTGCAACTTGTGGGCGGTTGATTGTATCCCAGACATTTAGTAGCTTAAGATAGTTTGTGATAGGTAGCTTAATAAACCGCTGTTGAGGGTCGAATTCTTGTATGGCGTCGCAGTTTACATCGGGTCGGCTGACTATGAGCATTAAACGCCTTCTCCACTAATTAGTTTTTGTACTAGCTGTGAGTACTTTGATCCGTCTAGACCTTCATTGATTTGTACGTTAACTTGTTTTTGTGGCCCAGATTGTGTACGAGCTTTTTCAAGTTGGATTTCGCGATCTAGCAAGTCCATAGACATTTTGTGTGACATTTGCAATAGCTCGGCAATATCTTTTGTAGAACCAGTTTGAGATTCTTCTAGTTCCGAAAACTTTTGTTTGATTAATGCATCCATTGCACGTCGCATTAAGAATCGGTTGTTGTAGCCTGAATCAAAAAATACTGAGTCAATATATGATTTTACTTCGCGACGTGCTAATAAATTTGTTACCACTTCAGGGTCAAGATCTAGTTCTTGGGCAACTGCACGGGCGTCGTTAAGCTGGAGGTAGGCATTTGCTACTTCCAGTGCTTCCGGAGAGATTCTCACGGTTTCGGCGGGTAAATGAGTTGTCATGGTATGGTCCTTTTATGTTGATTATAACAGTTTAGGGGTATTTCGGCAAGCGTAGATTTTGGCACCCAAGTGTTTTTGGAAAATTTCCTTAGATAGGCCGTGTCGGGGGGCGGTATAGAGCGTGGTATTATACAGTCTATTAACCGCCCTGTCAATAGGGGTTTATCCCTATGTTGTATTTATGCTAATGTAAACTTTTGTTTTCAATAACTATTTGACATTTGTAGATGACTTCTATATAATAGAGGGTAAGAAAAGAGAAAAGGATTGTACAGAAAACAAAAGTTTACATAGGGAAAACACCTAGAAAATAGTTGAAAAAACCCTTGACAAAACTACAAAACACTGTATAATAGGACACATAGATTAAAGGAAATCAAAATGCTATACACTAAACAACTAAACCTAAACTTAGATGACCTACCCTTTGAAGGTAGCTATACAGTTATTAACCCCGAATACAAAGATGAATTCGGTAATACTGTTTTACACGTTGCCAAGTACTTGGCAAAATTAGGATTGAAAGAGGTTACTAACCATGAGTAAATTTTTAAAAGAGTTGTTGCAAGCAACATTGTTTGTTGCAATAACCTTTGTTCCATTGTGGATATGGCTTGCAATGATGAAGCCATTGTGATATAATTTA